AGATGATCTATTTGCCACGCGAAAAGGTAACGGAAGATCTTATTCTTGGAGAAGAAGTTTCTGAGTTTGTGGATTCTAGTCGTATCGAGATGTACTTGGAAAACGCCGAAGGATTTGATGGCGATGCTGAAATGAGTCGGTTTGGTTTGGATGTAAAGGATGCTGCCACCTTTATTGTGTCACGCAAGCGGTTCATGGATGTCATGGGATACCATGATGATATTCGGCGGCTTGGTCGCCCACGAGAAGGCGACATCATCTTCTTTGACTATCCGTACTCCATGTTTGAGATCAAGTTTGTAAAGCACGACAATCCGTTCTATCCAGGCGGTGATCGGTATTCATTCAAGTTGAGTTGCGAAATATTCAAGTATTCGAATGAGAAGATCAGTACAGGGGAAACCGAAATGGATGATATCATGGAAATTTCCTCTTCATATCTGCAAGGACTTACCTTTGGTGGTGGCGCAGGAACCTATTCTGTGGGAGAAGAAGTGTATACAGGTGCTTTGGCAACGAAGAAGGCATACGGAAATGTTAATATATTCACTACTCCTCTCGCTGGTGCTAAGAGTATGCGAGTGAATCGTCGAGAAGGTGTTTTTGAAGTTGGTGATCTGCTAATTGGAGTTGTAAGCGGAGCCTCATATACGATTTCTGGTGTTTACGAAACCACAGTTCGTGCAGGACATCAGGAACAGCAGGACAACGAGCAGTTGGATTTGGAAACAAAGCGAGACAACATCTTTGACCATACTGATGTTGATCCTTTCAGTGAAGGAAATTATTAATTGTTCACCAACTTCTATAATGGCTCGATTCGCCGCATGGTCGCTGCATTTGGTTCTCTGTTCAACCAAATCTATATCGACAAGGAAGAGAGCGGTGGCACAAAAACCATGCTTGTTCCTATTGCCTATGCTGGCAAAGAGAAGTACAAGGTGCGACTTGCAGGTGATCCAAATCTACAAAATCCCAATCAGATCACACTTCCCCGTATTTCTTTTGAAATCACGGGATATATGTACGATGGAAACCGTAAACGCAACAGCGTGACACGGCATTTTGTTCGTCCCACTACAAGCAATCCTAGTGGAGTAGACTACACCTACGCAGAAGTGCCGTACAACATTGACTTTGGGTTGTATGTGTATGTGCGAAACATGGAAGACGGTCTGCGAATCATTGAACAGATTCTTCCGTTCTTTGCTCCTGAATTTGTGGTTACTATAAACTTTGATACTATCAATAAAAAAATTGATGTTCCAATCTATCTGAATTCTGTGTCAACAGAAGAAGACTACGAGGGTGATTTTGAAACGCGGCGTAGTATTGTGTTTACGCTGAATTTCACCATGAAGACCCATCTGTTTGGTGCAGAAAAGAATTATAAGGAAATCCGCGTGGTTCAGGCTGGTATATGGAATGGTGAAATGTTCAGTGATACTTTTGTTGGTGGCATCTCATACGCACCAGGAAACACTACTGATACTCCTAATTACGCAAAAGCACTTATTGGTATTTGTGGACCAAGTGGAGCCAGTTCCAATGCCAACGACTACGGCGCATACGCCAAGGTGTATCAGAATCTTTCTGGCGGCGGAACTACATACGCTACGGCAATGTCTGCGGGTGGCGTGACGGTTGATTGGAATATCTGAGGAGTACAATATGAGTGGATTTGATAATATTGAGAAGGCTCTGGGAGCAGAGCCTGTGAAATCTTTTATTGTTCCGCCTCATGCAGTTCTTGCAAAGGTTGATCCTGTTCCTCTCACAGACGAGAAACTAGAAAAAGACCTGAAGACTGACTACGAGGTGGTACGAGAAAATCTAAAGGAACTTGTTGACATGGGCAAGAACGCGCTTGACGGCGTTATTGCTGTGGCACAAGAAGGCGATCAGCCACGAGCCTATGAAGTGGTTGCACTAATGATCAAGACTCTAGCGGACACCAACAAAGAACTATTAGATCTACACAACAAGGTGAAGAGTATTCGCAAGATAGATCAATCGGTCACAAATAATAACACGACTAATCAGTCCATCTATGTGGGATCAACAAAAGAACTGCAAGACATTATTAATTCCGCTCGTTCGTCCACCAAGGCTTTTAACAATAGACCTGATGTGCTTGAGTCTATAGTAGAGGACAAGAACGATGAGCAGTAAGAGCAACAAGTATCTTGGTAATGCCAATCTGAAATCTGCGGGAGTAAATATCAACTTCTCGCCAGAGCAGATTGAAGAGTACATGAAGTGTGCAAACGATCCTCTATATTTCATTAGCAACTATGTAAAGATTGTTTCTCTTGATAAAGGATTGGTGCCATTCGAGCCGTATGATTTCCAAGAAGAAATGATTGAATCAGTTCACAAGAATCGTTTTGTTATTATGAAGTGTCCGCGTCAGAGCGGAAAATCCACAACAATGGTTTCGTATCTGCTGCACTACATTCTGTTTAATCAGAATATGAGTGTGGCTATTCTTGCAAATAAACTCAGTACTGCACGAGAACTGCTTGGTCGCCTGAAACTAGCCTACGAGTACCTGCCTATGTGGTTGCAGCAGGGTGTGGTAGAGTGGAACAAGGGATCCATCGTGCTAGAGAACGGCTCCAAGGCATTGGCAGCGGCTACATCGTCATCGGCTGTTCGTGGTGGTTCGTATAACTGCATCATGCTTGACGAGTTTGCCTATGTTCCTCAGAATGTGGCAGAGGAGTTCTTTTCTTCGGTGTACCCCACGATTACAAGCGGTAAAGACACAAAGGTAATTATTGTGTCCACCCCCAAGGGGTTGAATATGTTCTACCGTCTATGGGTGAACGCAACGAAGAAGCCAGGCGAAGAAGGCAAGAACGAATACTTTGCTCTTGATGTGCATTGGCGAGATGTTCCTGGTCGAGATGACGAGTGGAAAAAGCAAACCATTGCAAACACAAGCGTGGAGCAATTCCGCACCGAGTTTGAAACCGAGTTCTTGGGATCCATGCACACCCTTGTGGCTCCTGAAAAACTCAAGTGTTTGGTGTACCGTACACCTGAGTTTATTAATAATGAAGGGCTACGAATATATCAGCGTCCCATTCCTGACCACAAGTACATCATGGTGGTGGATACGGCACGGGGACAGGGACAAGACTACCACGCCTTCTCTGTGGTGGATGTGTCGTGCATTCCGTATCGGGTGGTTGCCACATTCCGAAATAATATGTTGGCTCCCATGTTGTACCCCAATGCCATTTACCCTATTGCACGGCAGTACAACAACGCGTACACCCTTGTAGAAATTAATGATATTGGTGGACAGGTTGCCGACATTCTTCATGACGAATTGGAATACGACAATATCATTTATGTTTCCATGCAGGGACGCAAGGGTCAGGTGGTGAACGGCGGCTTTGGAGCCAAAGGATCGTCCATTAACGGGGTGAAGACCTCCACAGCGGTAAAGCGTATTGGCTGCTCCATTTTGAAAAATTTAATTGAAGACACCAAACTCATTGTGGAAGACTTTAATACGGTGGACGAACTAACCACCTTTGTGGCAAAGGGAGACTCGTTTGAGGCAGAAGACAACCACCACGATGACCTTGCAATGACGCTTGTGCTGTTTTCGTGGCTGACCACCCAAGCCTATTTCAAGAGTATCACAGGCAGCGATATCCGAAAAGACCTGTACGAAGAACAAATTAAAAATTTAGAAGAAGAAATGACCCCTTTTGGCTTTGTGGATGACGGTGATTCTCCCGCTGCTATTGTGGATAATCGTGGAACAGTTTGGCGCGGCGGAACTAACGAAAACCTAGATATGGGGTGGACATTTTAATCCACCTGTGAATCCTTCAAAATAATACATACAACAGAAGCGAACAGTCACCACGAATTGACTTCTTCACGAAGGAGAACCCAAAATGGCATTTAGAGTAAGTCCTGGCGTAAGCATCAAAGAAATCGACCTGACCACAGTTGTTCCTGCTGTCGCAACCACTCCTGGTGGTTTCGCTGGCTACTTCCACTCTGGTCCTGCGGACGAAATCGTTACCGTAACAAACGAAACTGAACTTGCCAATATCTTCGGCAAGCCACAGAGCGACAACTATGTGGACTTCTTTACCGCAGCAAACTTCCTGTCATACGGAAACAATATGCAGGTGGTTCGTGTGCTTGGATCTGGTGCCAAAAACTCTACGATCACGGCGACTGGCGGTGCAGGTGTTGCCACTTTGGTTATCACCAACTCAGTAAACTTTGGAGCAAGCGCAGGTCTTTCTGCATCTACTCCTGCTCAGGCAGGAGTCTTGTTTGCTTCCAAGTATCCTGGTGTTCTTGGAAACAGCGTAAAAGTTGTTGTTACAAGTGGAGCAGGAACCACCACAGGAGGACTTTCTGCTGGCGCTTCATTGGGAGCCAACTCACTAAACATTAAGGCAACGGCAGGTGGTACTTATGGATTTAGTGTGGGCGATGAACTCACATTTGCAGACGGAACATCAGTCACGGTAAGTGGTGTGTCGGGAAGAAGTGCAACTGCTGGAGACTTCTTTGGTGTTACTGGTACTGTGGCTGCGGGAATTTCGCTTACACTGCAAACACTACTGCCCACGGCTCAAGCCATCAACGCAACATTCACGCACAAGAGCGTTTACGCAAAGTCGATTGGTTCCACCTCTACAACCACTCCATATGCAGCAGACGCACTTGGATCGGGTGACCAAATCAATGTGCTTGTTCTTGACAAAGACGGCACACTAACAGGAACAGTAAACACTGTGCTTGAGAAATTTGAAGGCTTGTCTCGCGCAGAGGACGCAAAGAAGTTTGACGGCAGCAGCAATTACTACCGCACAGTAGTAAACGAGCAGTCCAAGTATGTCTGGGCACTATCACGCGATGTTTCAGGCAACACAGCATATACTGCCACCAAGACAAATTGGAATATCCTTGGTTCTTCGCTTGCACACCAAACCCAATTGGCAGATAGTGTAAACTCTTTCCATCTAGCGGGAGCCGTTTCTGCTGCACCAACCGTATCAGAACTGTACGCAAACGGATGGAGCAAGTTTGCCGATGCGGATGCAGTGGATGTTTCTCTGCTTCCAATGGGTGGTGCTTCAGCCATTCTTGCTCAACTAGTTGTGCAGAATGTTTGCGAGAAGCGTCTTGACTGCATGGCATTCGTTTCTCCAGCACAGAGTGATGTTGAAAATAAATTGCCGTATCAAGCCTTGAACAGCCTCAAGACTTTCCGCGACAGTACCTTCAACATTAACTCATCCTACGCAGTCATCGACAGCGGTTGGAAGTACCAGTTGGACACCTACAACAATGTGCTTCGGATTATGCCTCTGAACGCGGACATCGCAGGATTGGTTGCTCGTACCGAGTTCACCAACGAAGCGTGGTTCTCGCCAGCAGGATTCAATCGTGGTCAACTGAAGAATGTTGTTAAGTTGGCGTACAATCCGTCATCAGAAGCACATCGCGATGAACTGTATACCCGTCAGGTAAATCCTGTGGTGTCGTTCCCAGGCGAAGGGGTAATCCTGTTCGGGGACAAGACCGCTCAGTCCCGTCCAAGTGCGTTTGATCGCATCAATGTGCGCCGTCTGTTCATTATTCTTGAGAAGGCAATTGCCACGGCTTCAAAGTTCTTCCTGTTCGAGCAGAACGATGCGTTCACTCGCGCTCAGTTCAAGAACCTTGTTGTTCCGTTCCTCAAGACTGTTCAGCAGCGTAGAGGCATCACCGACTTCAAGGTGGTGTGTGACGAAACCAACAATACAGGTGAAGTAATTGACCGCAACGAGTTCGTGGCTGACATCTTTGTCAAGCCAACCCGCAGCGTCAATTTCATCTCTCTGAATTTTATTGCAACAAAGACAGGCGTTAGTTTCACCGAAGTCGGAGCGTAAGGTCTAAATAGAAAGACCAAGGAGTAATTCATGCCAGTAGATCCATCAAATAACATTTCAGGATTCGTAAACGCCTTTGCTGGCGGTGGTGTTCGTACCAACCTGTTCCTAGTCACGGGAAATATTCCTGGCTATCAGAACAACCGCGCAATCTCTTTCTTGTGCAAGGCTGCACAGATTCCTGCGTCCTCGCTTGGAACTATTGAAGTTCCGTATCGTGGTCGTCGAATCAAACTTCCAGGAGATCGCACATTCCAAGACTGGACAATCACAGTCATTTCTGATGCAAACATGAGCCTTCGCTCAGGATTTGAGTTTTGGAGTGCAACCTTTAATTCTCATGTCAGTAACATCACCACCAACAACTTCATGCAGTTCATGCCTACATGGTCTGTTACGCAGTTGCTTCGTGATGGTGAGCCGCTTCGCACATACAATTTCATTGGATGCTATCCAAGTGAAGTTGGAGCAATTGATCTCTCATACGAGAACAATGACTCTATTGCAGAGTTCCCTGTTACCCTGAACTACTCTTGGTGGGAGGCTGCTCAAGGTGGTGCTGTTCCTGCTACGGGTACTGGTCAGGAAAACATTCAGGCTCTATTGCAGCAGTCGGGGATCAATATCGGTCAAGGTTTCTGATACTCTTTTTGACAGGATTCTTTATTTATGGCTATCAAACTTTTTGGCTTTTCTATTGGTAAAGAAGAGAAGGAGACTTCCAAGGATGAACTTCCAAAGAAGTCTCTTTCTTTTGTAGCACCTGATCAGGATGACGGCGCGATTCCACTAGAAGTGGGTGGTTACTTTGGAACCGCTGTTGACTTTGACGGCGCAATCAAAACCGATCTAGACCTTATCAAGAAATATCGTGACATGGCAATCCACCCTGAAGTGGAGTCTGCTATTGCTGATATCTGTAATGAGTCTATTGTGTATGACGATACTTTTACTACGGTAAAAATCGACACCACAAACATTAAGTACAGCAAGTCTATTAAAGACAAAGTGGAATCGGAGTTTGAAGAAGTCCTGAAACTCATGAATTTCTCTCGCCGTGGTTTTGAGATATTCCGCAAATGGTATGTGGACGGACGAATTTATTACCACATCATTATTGATGAAGCCAACAAGAAGAAGGGTATTCTTGAAATTCGTGCTATTGATCCCACGAAGATTCGTAAGATTCGTAAGATCCACAAGAAGCCCATGTCACAGCAGTCTCCCCTTGGTGTTCAAATAGTAACATCGGTGGAAGAGTTCTATGTGTACAACGAACAAGAGCCTGGTTCCACTGCGCTCTCGATTGAAGGGTTAAAGATCTACCCTGATTCCATCTGTTTTGTTCACAGCGGACTGTATGACGGATATCGCAAGAAAGTAATTGGATATCTGCACAAGGCTATCAAGGCTTTGAATCAACTTCGCATGATTGAAGACGCAGTGGTGATTTATCGCATTACTCGCGCACCAGAACGCCGCGTGTTCTATGTGGATGTAGGTAACCTTCCCAAGCAGAAGGCAGAAGAGTATGTGCGTGGACTCATGCAGAAGTACCGCAACAAACTCATGTACGATCCACAGACAGGTGAGATTGCAGATTCACGCAAGCATATGTCCATGCTTGAAGACTTTTGGATGCCCCGCCGCGAAGGTGGTCGTGGCACAGAAATCTCAACGCTTGAAGGCGGACAGAATCTTTCGGAAATGGAAGATGTAAAGTACTTCCAAAAGAAACTCTTTCAATCGCTTAATGTTCCCACCTCTCGTATGGAAGAATCCACTGGATTCAACATGGGCAGGTCTTCAGAGATTTCACGCGATGAAGTGAAATTCTTTAAGTTTATTGAACGACTTCGCATGAAGTTCTCTGAAGTATTTCTTGAACTGCTGCGTGTGCAGTTGGTTCTCAAAGGAGTTATTCGTGAGGACGAGTGGGCAGATATTGAAAGCCGTCTAATATTCAAATTTGCAAAGGATTCGCATTTCTCCGAACTCAAGGAAAGCGAAGTTCTCAAAGATCGTCTTGCCAGTGCACGGG